CACCAACGCCCTTGGCGTGGTGACTGGTGCTGCTGTTATTGCTCCAGACCTAGAAGTATGGAAGTCGGCTCTTATCGCTGGCGCAGTATCCATTTTCAAGGTTGCGGAAGGTCTTGCAAAGGCAAGCATTGATGGTGTTCTGACAAAGGACGAAATTGATGCAGCGTTTGGTGCAACACCAGCAAAGATTGCAGCAAAGAAAGTTGCTAAGGCTGTAGCCAAGTAATGAAATTATTTATCACCCCCGTTAAATCTTGCCAGCATTTAAAAGGTAAAAAACCCTCTGAGGTTACGCCCAGTATGCTTCGCAAGGTTTCGGGTGGTGGTAAGTTAGAGTTGTGTGCTGCTGACGCTTGGGAGGCGATGGTTGCTGCTGCTAAGGTTGATGGCATAAAGTTATCTCCCAGTAGCGCAGGTGACATGTTTCGTAGTATTGCGCAACAGACAGCAGGTTTTGTTCAAAGATACCAGAAGGAACCTATTGCTGGTGCGGTAACACGCACTTGGGATGGTGTTAAGTGGTATCTTAAAAAAGGTTTTGCACCTTTAGCGGCTCCTAATGATGACCCAAAGAATTGTTCTAAACATATGTTGGGTATCGCAGTGGATGTCGCTGGTGCTAATGGTAAGATTTTGGAATGGATGTTTAATAACATTGCCAAGTTTGGTTTTAGTTGGGAAGTAGTTCCTGCTGAACCTTGGCATATCCGTTATGTTGCAGGTGATACTACACCTGAAGCCGTTGTGGCTTGGAAAGAATCAGTTAAGTAATATCCCCAATCAATGACTACGGTCATTTAGGATGGTTTTATGAAGAAAATAATTATGTTGGCTATTGCCATATGTTTGTTGGCTTCACCCAGTGTTGTCCACGCTAAAAAGTATCCTACTATCAAATGCTGGAATCATTATGATATTATAGAGATGGTTTCTGATAGCAAGGACATGATGTATCAGGTGGACTATATTATGTGGCGTGAATCACGATGCAACGCATCGGTGATTAACCGTGACGACCCTATGGGTGGTTCTATTGGTTTATTCCAGATTAACAAGTTTTGGTGTAAACCAAATAGGTATACTAAGCAGGGTTTTCTTCAGGATGCTGGTGTGTTAACAAAATGTAAAGAATTATATAATCCTATTGTTAGCGGCAGGGCTATGATGGCTATTTATGATTATGCTGATAACCGCTACGGTGATGGATGGGGTCCTTGGGGCGGAGAACCGAAATGGAATTAAGAGAACTATTAAACGAACAAGAGTTCCGTAAATGTCGTGGACCAGAGAACGCCACTAACGAAGAACTGTTAGAAGCGTTTTCATATTTTTGTTCAAACTTTTGGTTTATTAAACATCCTGAGAAGGGTAGAACAAAGTTTGTTTTGCGTGATGCACAGTTGGAAACTATTTCTGTTTGGCTAGAGGAACGCTATAGCATTGTGTTAAAAGCCCGTCAGATTGGGTTTTCTACTTTGGTTTCTGCTTATGCGTTTTGGTTAGCGTTTTTTTGGCAAGACCGTTTTATTGTTATGTTGTCACGCACAGAGCGTGAGTCTGTAAAGTTGTTGGCTAAGGCTAAGTATGGTTATCGTTTTATGCCACAATGGATGAAAGAGCGTGGACCGTCACAAACAACTGAACATCAACTTAAAATGGTTTTCAGTAACGAATCCAGTATTGAGTCATTGCCTTCTAGCAATGACCCTGCTCGTGGTGAATCAGTGTATTTGGTTATTGTGGACGAGTGGGCGTTTTTGCCTAATGCTGAGGAAGCATGGGCTTCTATTGAGCCTGTAGCCGATGTCGGTGGACGAGTTATAGGTTTGTCCACTGCTAATGGTTCAGGTAACTTTTATCACCAGTTATGGGTTGGTTCCCAAACAGGAACCAACAAGTTTAAAGGTGTGTTCTTTTCTTGGTCTGCTGACGGTGAGCGTGACGAAGACTGGTATGCTAGCAAAGCAGCCAACATGCACCCTTGGCAACTACACCAAGAATACCCATCATTCCCTGAAGAAGCATTTATCAAATCAGGTAACCCTGTATTTGATATTCAGATGCTAGATGACATGGCTACAGTTGATTCCGATGACGGTTACTATCACCTGTATTCTAGTGGTCATGGTGAGTTCCGTTATGCCGAGGATGGTGAGTTGTCTATTTGGGATTTCCCTAGGGCTGAGGGTGTTTATGTGATTGGGGCTGATGTCGCTGAAGGGCTTAGTTATGGTGACTATAGTTCTGCACATATTATTGATGCTACTACTGGTATTGTTTGTGCGCATTGGCATGGACGAATTGAGCCAGACCTATTTGGTGAACTGTTGGCTGAATTAGGTTGGTGGTATAACAAAGCGTTGTTGGGTGTGGAAAACAACAACCACGGTTTGACCACTCTTAAGGCTGCACAAAAGTATGGTTATAAGAATCTTTATCGTCAACGCAAGTTGGCTCGGATTCGTCCTGAGGCTACAGACATTTTGGGTTGGCGTACTACAGCGACTTCTAAGCCTTTGTTAATTGACGAACTTAGTGCCGCTTTGCGTGATGCTAGTGTTGAGGTGTATGACCGTTTGACTATTGCCGAGTTACGCACCTTTGTGCGTAAGGAGAATGGCAAGATGGCTGGTAGTCCGCATGATGACAGGGTGATTTCTTTGGCTATTGCTGTTCAAATGTTGAAATATGTGTGGCTTCCTGAGTATCGTGAGGATATGGCTCCCCCAACAAATAGCCTTTTGTGGTGGGAGCAGCATATGTTTGGTCCCAGTGGTCCTGAAAAAACCTTTTTGGGTGCACATAATGTGCGCCAACGGACTCCTTTTTAACTTTAGGGAACAATTTTTGTATTTGTGATGCACAATTTTACTTGTACCCAGTGTCAGCGTGAGTTTTCGGCTGAAGAGTTGCCACGCCGTGGCGAGATTTGTTTTGCATGTCATGTTCGTACTGTCAGGTTGGGTTTTACTTATGGTCAAGAAGATTTTCATGGTCCTACTGTTGCTGAGCGTCAGCGTCAAACTGTGGAACAGGCTAAAATCAATGGTTATAACGCAGAACCAGTCACGAACTGGATGTAATGAGTCATGTTTTCATCCGTATGGGTCCCGATAATTGTTGCAATTATTATGGGACCTGTTGTTGTGGTGTTACAAAAACTTCGTAAAGAAAATACTGAGCAGCATGCAGAGGGAAGAATCTTGTTAAAAATGATTGGTACTAAAGTTGATAAAATTGGTAGCAAATTGGACAACCATATTGGTTGGCACAATGGACAAAAGGATGCAAAATAATGGCTAGGAAAAACAGTGCAGACCATTTGAAGCATGCCAAGATGCGTCTTGAAGCGTCAAAGAAATGGCGTAAACAAGATGGTTACGATGGTCTTTGGAAGCGTATGAATGACCTATATCGTGGTAAGCATTTTGATGACTACAAAAACCAAGACCAGATGCTTGTCAATATTGCGTTTTCTACTATCAATGTTATTTCACCTAGTATTTCTGTTAACTATCCTAAGATTACTGTCAATGCTACTAGCGCAGAGTTTGCCCCACAGGCAGTTGTCGCTGAAGCGGTTGTAAACTATTGGTGGAAGCATAAGGATATTCGCACCGAGTTCCGCCGTGCTGTTAAGGACATGTTGGCTTTTGGTCATGGTTGGATTAAAGTTGGTTACCGTTTTGTTGAGGAAGAAGTTGAAGGTGAGTCGGAGATTTCGGAGGCAAACCCTGATGGTATCGGGCATCCGAATACTATTGTTCGTGAAGATAGTCCGTTTGCTGAGCGTGTTTCTATTAATGATGTTTTTGTGGACCCTGATGCAACATCAATGAAAGACATTAAGTGGATAGCGCAGCGTATCCGCCGCCCTATCGCTGATGTCCGTAACGACAAGCGTTACTCTAAGGCTGCACGATTTGATGTTTCTCCTATGGCTGTTAGTCGTTATGCGGACGACCCTAGTCGCCGCAAAGTGTACGACAAAAATGAAGGTTACGCAGAGATTTGGGAATACTATGATGTTTCCAGTAACACTATGAGTGTGTTTGCTGATGGCTCGGACATGTTCCTAGTTAAACCTATGAAGATGCCTTATGCTTTTGGTCAGCCTTTTGTTATGATTCGCAACTATGATGTCCCAGACCATTTTTATCCTATTGGTGACTTGGAATCTATTGAACCTTTGCAACTAGAGTTGAACGAAACCCGTTCACAGATGATGAACCATCGCAAGAAGTTCAGTCGCAAATATCTGTATAAGGAATCAGCGTTTGACCAGTTGGGTCGTTCAGCATTGGAGTCTGATGACGACAATGTTATGGTACCAGTCTCCAGCGATGAACCTATTGGTAATGTTGTTACAGCCTTCCCTGCTGTTATTAACCCACCAGAGTTTTATAACCAGTCTAATATGATTATTGGTGACATTGACCGTATTTCTGGTGTGTCAGAGTTTCAGCGTGGTGCTGTTTCAGAGTTGCGCCGTACCGCTAGTGAAGTAAACTTGCTTCAGGATGCTGCTAATGCCCGAACTTCAGATAAGTTGGCTGTTGTTGAACAAGCCATTGCTGAGGTTGGTCGCCGTATGCTACAACTAGCACAACAGTTTATGCAAGGTGAACAGGTTGCCCGTGTTATGGGTCGTGATGGTGAACCTATTTGGGTTAACTTTGACCGTGACTACCTTAAGGGTGACTTTGACTTTGAAGTAGCAGCAGGTTCTACACAACCACATAACGAGTCGTTTAAGCGTCAAATGGCATTGCAACTAGTTGATGCTATGGCACCGTTTGCTGGTGCTGGCATTGTTGACATGTCTAAGTTGGCGGCACATGTTCTACAGTTTGGTTTCGGTGTTAAGAACCCTGACGAGTTTCTCGCACAGCCTCAGCAGCAAGCAGGTGGCACCCCTCCTGTCCCCGCTACTGCTGGGGCTGGTGCACCTACTGGTGCTCCAGCACCTGCTCCTGCTCCTGAAGGTCAAATGCCACCAGAAATGTTAGCAATGTTACAACAAGGACAACCACCTCAAGCATAGGGAACGCCTAATGCTTATATAGAGCAACCATTATAGGACTCTATAGGAGAAATATATTTAATGAGTGATGAACTCACGACACCAGCAACGGAACCTGTACCAGAAAGTACTGGGTCAACTGAGACTAGTGTAAATACAGAAGCACCCGATACACCAACATTATCTGTTGAGGAATATTCTAATTATAGAGTTCCAATTAAGATTGATGGCGAGGAATTGCAAGTTCCTTTATCAGAGGCTATCGCAGGTTATCAACGCCAATCAGATTATACTCGCAAGACGCAAGAGTTATCACAGCAACGGGAACAGTTCCAGTTTGCTAGTGCGCTTAGTGCGGCACTTGAGAATGACCCTAAGGCTACGATTGACCTATTAAGTCAGCATTACGGTATTAGTCGTGCACAGGCTCAAGCAATGGTTCAGGATGCTGAACCAGAGTATATGGACCCTGTGGAGGCAAGGTATCGTGAACTAGACCAGCGTATAGCGTCCTTTGAGGATTACCAGAGTCAGCAGGCTATTGAGCGTGAGATTCAGGGTTTGCAAAACAAGTATCCTGATTTTGATGTCAAGGAAGTTGTGACCACCGCTTTGCGGATGGACTCAAATGACCTTGAGGGCGTTTACAAGCAAATTGCTTTTGATAAGATGGTAGCAAAAGCACGGACAGAGCAAGCAGCACAACAGCATCAACAAAAAGTTGAGGATGGTGTGTTGGAAGCGAAGCGTGTAGCATCTGTTGTATCTGGTGGAGCCTCGGCTACAGCCAGTACAACGAATGAATCTTTTGTTCCTATCACATCGGTAGCGGATGCTTGGGAAGCGGCTAAGCGTCAAATGGGTGCAAACTAAACAACTACTATTCTTAAAGAGAGATTATAATGTCAAACCCAAACTTTGATGCGTTGCTCAGTACAACGCTCGCAAACTATCGTGACCAACTCACGGACAACATTTTTACGGCTCGTCCGTTGACCTACTTCCTTCAGGACAAAGGTCGTATTCGTATGCTTAACGGCGGTACGAAGATTGTTGAACCACTCATCTACGCTGAAAGCGGAACTGTAAAGTCGTACAGTGGATATGATTCCATTGCATTGACCGCACAGGGTGGAATCACTGCTGCTGAATACGATTGGAAGCAGTATGCTGCTTCAATCGCAATTAGCGGTATTGAAGAAGCAAAGAACAACGGCGAACAAGAAATCATTAACTTGTTGGAAGCCAAAATCATGCAGGCTGAAGAGTCAATGCGTGAAGGTTTCAACCGCATGTTCTACGCCGATGGAACTGGAAACAGTGGCAAAGACTGGAACGGTCTAGGCAATATCGTTGAAGCATCAGGAACTGTTGGCGGTATCAACCGTGCAACAACTGGTAACGAGTACTGGCGTTCATACGAGGAAAACACCGCAACGGCATTGACCCTCGCACAACTCGCAACTGGTTACAACAGCGTTTCTGTTGGTAACGACCACCCAGACATGGTTCTTACGACCCAAACATTGTTTGAGAAGTACGAAGCATTGCTACAACCACAACTCCGTTACACGGACACCAAGACCGCAGATGCTGGATTCCAGAACCTGTTGTTCAAGGCTGCTCCTGTTGTTTAC